TGCTAGTGTTAAAATAACCGCTGTTTTTATATTTATTCCTTCTCTTAAATGAATGTAAGTAAGAAAAGCAAAAGATGTAACACCTGTTGCAAACCCTATCAACCTAGCCGACCATAAAGTACCTCCAAATGCATTTACTATGTAAGAGGTACCGTATATATATCCTAATCCTATCGGAATACCAAACAGGCCAGAAACAATTACTGGGTTATCTTTCATCCAAGAACTTATAAATTGTCCATTAGTTTGATACCAAGCCAGGCATTGAGCTATGAGAAATAGGGCTAAACCTGTAAAAAAATCTTTATAGTTTATCATTCTTCAAATACTGTTAAACTTCTATAGCCTTCAAGCCACCCTTCTGTATTCTTAGTAATTCCTTCTATACCGTCTTGACTTAAAAGATGCAAAAAAGCACCTGTTTGTAAGTCTGGTATATCGCTCTTTACTACTTCTAATATATGAGATTCTTCGCTATCATCCAACACAGAGTTATGTAGATTCATAATTTCATAGTTAGATAAGACTGTATCCCAATCGTGTATAATCTTAGCAAATATCTTTTTAGATTTCTCTTGCTCTAGTTGAGTTTCACAATGGTCCCAAACATCCTGTAAAGAAGCTAAAGGATCATAGGTAAAGCTTTTCCATTCGGATAAAATTGTCTTTATTCCAAGTCCTTTTATACCTCTTAAGTTATCTGAATTATCTCCGAGTAAAGCTTTTACAATATTATAATTTTCCGGTAATACTTTTAAGTCTTCTACTACGTTTTCTTTTGTAAAGATTTTTTTCTTTATAGGAGCATAAATATTTATGTTATCATCTATGAGCTGAAAGAAATCTTTATCTGAAGATACTATGGTAACTTTTTTATTAGAACTTGAAGCTCTTTTAGCTAGGTATGCTATAATATCATCTGCTTCTAACTTTTCTAATCCAACTTGATGAACTGGCAGACATTCTAAGTAGTCTTGAACTCTATAAAGCTGTCCGATTAAAGCTTCAGTTTCCTGTTCTTTAGTATCGTACAATCCCCAATGAGTAATTCGAGAGGTAGCACGTTGGGCTTTATAGTCAGGGTTAATATTTTTTCTATTTCCTGACCCGCCTTTACCGTCCCATACTATTATAACTCTTGAAGGATCTAGTATTCGGTTAACATACCCTAAAGACCTTAAAAAACCAATAATCCCGCCGACATGTGCACCATCTGGATTCATAGATTTGATTAGAGAAAAGCTTCTTATGAGCATATTCATCGCATCTATCAATACTATATGATCGTTTAGTCGACGAGGTGGTTTTTGTTCAAGATTATCTAAAATGTTATTGTAATTTGCCATTAATCCAGTAAGTTAGGGCTGATATTTTCTTCTTCTAAATCTCCTTCTTCAATCAAATCAAAATCAACCGAACCTACAAGTTTTAACCAATGGTCTTTATGTTCGTCTTTATACTTATCGATAGCTCTTTTCTCATCAGGTATAAAACCGTGCTGGGTCATAACTATTCTACCTCTAGACTGAACACCTGAGATATGATTCTTTTCTACCTGTATATTAGTACGTTTGGCAAATTCTACCTGCATTCCAGATTTTATAGCCTTGATCTTAGACGTACCTGGGTTGGTAATATTACCGAAAGTAACTACTAAAGTAGCATCATACCACATAGACATACCTCCTTTATTTTGAAGTTTAGGCTGTCCCATAGGAGATTCAGGTTTCATAGTCCAAACCTTGTTAATAGCCACCATAGTATTAGTATAAGGAGAATTTTCTTTACGAGAGAGAAGAATTTTCTGATTAAGATTATTACCAAACTGAGTAGACATAGCACCAGCATTCCATTCATTATTGTTCTTGTTGGATCTGACTGATAAGTCACAAGGAACTGATCCAATAGAGTCCCACAAAAAGAGTAGATCGTATGGTAAATTTCCTTTAGCTTGCTCGTCCATAAGATCAGCAATATAAACTGCAACATCTTCTATAGTGTTTAACGTTCCTCTATCGGCATATAGAAAATGACCTTCATAATCTGTAACCGTTCCATTTTCATCTTGTACCTCTTGTACGTCAAGTCCCATCTCTTTAGCATGCTCCCATGCCCACTTCATCTCAGTAATGATGAAGACTGGGAGAATGCCCATTTTCTGGGCACTCACCGCTGCTTCTATTAGGGCAGTAGTTTTGCCCGTATCACTATGTCCACGCAATAAAGTGATGTGTCCGGTAGGAATACCGGGGAGGGAGGTAATATCTTGAAATGCTTTAGATAAAGGAATCCATCCCTGTTCTTTAAACTTAACTGAGGTGTTAGAATAGCCTTTCTTCTTCTTAAAGTTGGAAAGATTAAAATTCTTTCTTACAGCTTCAGTAGCTGCTTTTTTAGTCTCTGCTTTTTTGGCCATTATTCATTAAATAGATCGTTAAACTCACTTACTCTATCACTCTTTGTTTTAACGTTATTCTCTAACGTATAAGTAGCATCCTGTTGTGGTGCTTGAGGAGTTGGTGCCTCTTCTTCAACTGAACCAGGATTTAAGTAATTTTGAAGTTGTTTTTTAATGAATTCGTAGTCTAACTCTCTATGAACTTCCATTGGATTAGGTTGCTCTTTTAACCAAGATTCTACTAAATCGTTGTTGTCTGAAAGTGGTGTTTGTTTAGGTTTGATTCTTACTGATGTTTCAGGGTAAGGGTTACCTTGTCTCATCTCTACAACTAAATCCCATCCGTTGATAACGTCTGTGTAGTCTCCTACATCTTCGTCTTCAGCTAAAGCAAGTAACGCTTTATAGATTGTAACACCGAATCCCCATAATCTAACTCCTTTATCTTCTTCTCCTCTAACTACTACAGGAGCAAAGATACGAGTTTTAGGGTTAAGTTTACCTGCTAAAGACCAGTTATCTTTATCAGATGTCTTTTTTAATTCTTTTACAAATTCTTCTACAGGATCTTGCTTACCAAAATTAGATAAAGAAGCCATAGGGTACTTTCCTACACCGTAATGAAACTTCACCTCTTTAAATGGCATAGCAGGATCGTAAGCAGAAGGTACTATACGTACTGTTTGCTTTCCAACCTCGGGTTTCCAAAAAATTTGTGAATAGTCTGTTTTTTCTCTTTCTTGCCCATTATTATTTAAGGCATCGAGCTTCGCCTTTATTGCGTTGATATCCATAATATAACATTTTTTATAACTTATTATTAATATAGGAAAAAAATCCTATTGCTCCAACTCTATTATTCTGTGGAGTTTTGTGCTTACTTTTCTGAGCTCGTCACCTTTAGTAAGAAGTATACAATTGCGATAATCATTCCAGTTTACGATAAAAGATTTATCTATAACGCCTCCGTTGAGTTCCTTGATAAGGGTATTCAAGGCATTTATTGTGTAAAGGGTGTTGGTTTCTTTTTTTCTATGCACTAAAATAGTATGCTCTAAAAAAGAGTTAACATTTCCATGATCTACATTATAGGTACAGATATACTCATCTTGAGATGCCGAGTATAGTACAAATACCTTATTGTAAATGATTTTATATTGTTCAGTGATAGTTTTTAGTACCTCTTCCAAAGTATCTTCTTTGGCAAAAGTACAAAACAGTTTGTTTGACATATCTTCGCTTAAATAAAATGGTTCGATATCGTAATCGAAAACCTTTTTCATTGTTCCTACTTCCATTAATAAATATTTAACTGTTTCATAAAACTAAATTCTCACTAAATTTAAACTTTACAGGGTATTTTTTCGATTCTTCTAATATATCTTTAATATCCTGTAGCGTTTGTTTACCATCTTCTTTACTAAAGTCGATTATTATGGCATCATATATGTATAAAGCTACTTTACTACGTTTATCCTTAAGGTACCTTAGTAGTTCTTTTAATATAAGTATATTTCTTGAAGTTTCCAAGCTTTGCATCATGTAATTCATGAGTTTAGCCGGATGCATATCTTTTAGTTCCTTCGTAAACGGTTTTCCTGACTGTGGGTTCCATACAGCCCCACCCTTACTGAACATTTCCCACATATTATCGATATATTCTTGAATTAATTGAAAAATCCTTAAATTTTTATGTTTTTCTGGGATTTTTCCGTAAATAGCGTGAAAATTTATCTGCTTTGCCTGGGAGTATTCATCTTCAGTGATGTCTTCTTTACCAAAGTATAGTCTAGCCAGTTGTTTATGTGCCGATTCTTCGGTTAAATCATAGTCAATCTGCTCAGAAAGTAAACGGAGATGGTAGCCATCAAAGTCGAATTCCACGAAATAGTCGTTGGTAGGCCGAAAACTCCTCCTATAGCTATCTTCTTTAGGTATAGCTGCGAAATTAACGCTATTGAAAGCATTAGTAGGTCTAGAAGTTGAGTTATATAGGTTGTAACTAGTGTATGTAACATTATTATCTATGTTATAGAGCGGGTTCTTAGGTTTGAACAGTTCGTTAAACTCTTTATAATAAATACCCAGTCCGTTCTGTTCTATTAAGTAGAAAATATTTGTGGCAGTAATGTTATAAAAATTAAAACCTTCTGGTTTTTTAATATTTAAGTAAGGTTCACAGCTTTCATATACGGTTTCACAGTACTCATGTAACCTAGATAGAGGAATATACCTATTAGTATCGCTATACTTTTTATATTTGTTGTAAAACCAGAATAAATTTAAAGATTTAATATCTAATCTATCATAGTATGTCATAGAATAAAGCAAAGATACATCTATGGCATGCTGTATATTAAAGTGGTAGAGCAATTCTTTCTTATCTGCTACATAAACGTTACTATAGCTCGATAAAATGCGGGAGACCTTATCTTTTGCAGTATTTATACCTTCCGGATGAGAAATAGGTACAATATACCCTTGTTTATGTTCTAGAGGTCTAATATAAACTGCTACTGTATCTGAGAGTATAGGGTGGTATTCATCATGTGTAGAAACTACATGAACAAAGCAACCTTTATGATGTAAATTTTGAAGATGTTGTATCTGATCTTCAGTCTCTACTATATAAAACATTCACTACTCTATTATAAATTCAGAGTAATCGGTTATAAAACTATCTATTTCAGGTATTTGTTTTTTAGCTTGTAAA